TCGGGTCGTGGCGGCGTGGGGGATGGGCGACGGCCAAGGGCGCGATGCGGGACACAACCGCTGGAGCGACACCAGTGTCACGGAATGGGCTGGCGGCTTTCTCATGCGCCTCCGTGACGGACGCTATGCGTATCTGACCGGCTGGTGCGACTACACCGGCTGGGGCTGTCAAGATGGGGCGTCGCTCACCTATTACGACCGTGAGCCAGATAAAACGGCGCTCCTTGGTCCCAGAGCGCACGACTACCCAGACGAAGGTCCGCCAGATCCAGACACCTGGGATGTTGAACCGACGGATCTGAATCGGTGGCTACGGATGGAGACGGCCGAATGAGTACCCCGTACCGCATCGTCGGCGCGTCCTGTCTCGCCGCCTTCCGCCCGGGTCACGACTATCGCCCAGCGTTAGACGAGATCATGGGGCTCGGATTTAATCTCGTACGCGTTTTTGGCGGACCTTTGCCGTGGTGTTCGCAGGAGCGCCAGCACGTGTACGACGGCCTGCCGACGTTCTGCGACGAAGCGCGAGCGCGCAGTCTCCACGTCTACGTGTCCGCGCTCACCGAAACCGGCACCGGCTACGACCCGCCGCAGCACGTCAGCGAAGTCGTGGCGCGCGTCCAGGGCCGCGACAACGTGCTGTTTGAACTGGCGAACGAGCCCACGCACCCGACGCAAAAGGATCTGACGCCGGAGTACCTCGCGCAGATCATGACCGACCGCGTGCCCAACACGATGACGCGCGGGCTCGGCTGCGCCGACGATGACGAATCCATCGAGTACGCCGCGGGCGATCACGTCCCGATTCACCTCGACCGCTCACGCGACCACTGGAACATGGTGCGCCGCGTGCGCGAAATGCTCGCCATCAGCGAAACCGTGGGCCGCCCGGCGTTCAACCAGGAGCCCATCGGCGCCGGCGAAGCCAACATTCAGGGCAAGCGCTGCGCCGATCCGGCGATTTTCCTGACGATGAGCGCCCTCAATCGGCTGTTCAACGTCGGCGGCATCTTTCACAGCGAAGAAGGCCTGTTTGCACGCCCGCTCGGGCCGACGCAGCGGCGCTGCGCCGAGGCGTACATCCGCGGGTCGAACGTGTGGCCGAACGACGCCGACCGCTTGCAGTACCTCAACGTCGGCCATGCCGGCTCGCCGATCGTGTCGGGGACGTTCAACAACGGCGATCTGAGTCAGCCGGGCTGCACCCGGAGCTATTGCGGCTGTATCGGCCCGGTGGGGTTTAACGTGACGCTGGGCATCAGCGACATGAACCATCCCGGCGCCGAGATTGGCAACGGCTGGCGCTGGACCCAGGAAGTCGCCCGCGATCAGGGCGTGATCGTGCGCCATGTCGAATACGTCGGTGGCCGCGCGCACATTGTGGAGCGGCAGCGATGACGACGCGCACACCCAGCGCAGATCACGAGCACACCTGCCACGGTGGCATGAACCCACCGCATCCGTATCCCTGTAAGGCGTGTGAAGTCGAATCAGCCGCAGACCGAGAGCGGGCGGCGTTCATGGCGGGCCGAGCGGCGCTCTACACTGGCCATGCGTGGAGTTTTATCAACGTGGATTCATCGCGACTTGATGAAGCCGCCTACACCGCTTGGCTCGCCACCCAGCGGGGCCAGACACGATGACGCCCCCACACCCGAAACGGCCGTATCGTCCCGTGTTCCATGCGTTTCAACTGCGCGCCGACTTGCGCGAGAAGGACATGACGCAGGCGGATCTCGTCAAGCGCCTGCTGATTGCCGAGTCGAAAACGCACCGCTACACGTTTGAACCGCAGTCGTACCAGCGCATGTCGCAGCGCGTCCATCGCTTTCTGACCGGCCGCGGCAGCATCGACACCGCCGCCCGTGTCGCCAACGTGCTCGGCTACGCCACCAGCCGCTACGTGTCGATTGCCCCGCGCTTGCGCGAGGCGTTGCGCCGCACTTGACGCGGCACGTCAAGTAGCAGTAGGATACCCCATGAGCCTCATGGAAGACTTGTACGAAGAATTTATGAGTGCGCAGCGAGAGCGAGCCATGTACCAGCGTCGCGCTGATGAAGCGATGCGGGCGCTGTCTGACACCATCGTTGAGCGTGATGCGCTCCGCGCCGAATTAGCGATATGCAAGGCCGGCGAACGCAAACGGCCGATCATGCGATCGATTGCGTTTGCGACCAAAACACCCACACGTTAGGAGCCAGACACCCCATGCCCGTCACCGTTTCCGCCAAACAGGACATTCCGGCGTGCCCCGCCGGCCTCTATCTCGCTGTCGCCGTCGACGTCCTCGACCTCGGCATCGTCTCGTCCGACCTCTACGGCGACAAGCCGATGTTGCGCATCTACTGGCAGATTGCCGGCGAAATGGACCCCCAGGGCCACCCCTACGAGGTGTCGCGGCGCTACACCAAGTCGCTCCACGCCAAGAGCGCGTTGCGCAAGGATCTGGTGTCCTGGCGCGGCCGGGAATTCACCGACGAGGAGTTGCGCGGGTTCGTGGTCGATACCGTGATCGGCGCGAGCGCGCAGATTCAGGTGCAGAACGTGACCAAGGAAGGCGTCACCTACGCCAACGTCATGTCGGTGCTGCCGCTGATGAAGGGCCAGCCGCGCGTCGCCTTCCCGGCCGGCTACATCCGGCGCGAGGATCGCCCCGACTACGTCCCGCCGTCCACGACGCCGAAGCCCCACACGGCGCCCAACGTTGACGAGGAAGACGCGGTGCCGTTCTAGCCATGCTCACCGCCATCATCGACATTGAAACCGCGCCCATCGCCGACGTGGAGGCGTATCTGCCTGACGTACGCCCCCGCGCCGGCACCAAAGATGCCGACAAACAGGCGGCGCAGATGGCCGAGAAGCGCCAGACGTTGCTCGACAAAGCCGGGCTCGACCCCGACTTGTCGCGCATCGTCTGCGTCGGCGTGGACACCGGCCATGGGCCGGTATCGACCATCCTGCGCAGCGAGGATGCCGAACGCCGCGCCTTGCTGGAATGGTGGGCGATGATCCGGCAGGCCCGCGGCGATTACCGCCTCATTGGCTTCAACTGTTTAGACTTCGATATCCCGTGGCTCTATCGGCGCTCGCTGTACCTCGACGTGCCGAGCATCCCGATGACGCGGGACAAGTATCGGCACCCGCAGATTGTCGATCTGCTCGACGTCTTCACCGAGGCGGGGCGGTTTGAGAAACGGTCCCAGTCGTACTACTGCAAGCGGTTCGCGCTCGACGTCCCGTGCGATGAGATCGACGGGTCGGCCATAGCTGAGCTTGTCGCGCGCCAGGACTGGGCGGCGGTGGAGTCCCACAACCAAGCCGACCTCGTGAAAACGCGCCGGCTGGCCGAGCGCATGGGGCTCCTGACCGGAGTCGCCGTATGACCGACGCCCCATGGTTTGTCGTGGGCAAAGGGCACACCGACGCCTGCGCGCTCGCCGACCGGCACTATTCCCGGCGCTCCATCGGGGCGCCGCAATTCATGCCGCCGGGGCAAACGCTCGTCCTGTTGACGCCCGATCGCAAGGCGCTGTTTGGCTGGTGGCGCCCGCACCCGACGTGTGGCATTCGGGCGATGAACGGGCTCGACGGCTGGACCTGTACGATCTTCCGCAATGAGGGCGCGGGCCTGTCGTCGGCGCTGATCGTGGCGGCTGAACACATGCTGCTCGCCCGCCACGCTTGCGGCCCGGATGGCCTGTTGTCGTACGTCTGGAATAGCAAGGTGCGCTCGGCCAATCCCGGCTACTGCTTCCGCATGGCCGGGTATACGCGCCGGGGGTGGTCGGCCGATGGCCGCAAGTCGCTCTGGCACAAACCCGCCTACCCCGTGCCGCCACTCGCCGAGCTCACGCAGGCTACGCTGTTTACAGAGGGGGTCGCCGTATGACCTTCGCGGTGGGCCTGCTCGTCGGCGTGCTCGTCGGCGTCCTCGCCACGCTGAGCGTGCTGAAAGTGGGCGATTGGCTCGCGTGGTGCGCCATCCTCCCCCATCTCGACGCGGCGCTCGCCGCGCGCGATGGCCGCGACCTTCACGTCGAGTCGGTGGAGGTTCGCACGCTCGACGCGATGGACCTCTACCTGGAGGCGCTCGATCGGCAACAGCGGGCGCGAAGCTCCCGCAAGGGCACGCATTAACCCCATGGTGACGTTCAACGTGATCGGCACCCCGCAGCCGAAAGGGTCGATGAAAGCCTTCCCCGTCGCGTGGCGCGCGGGCGCACGCGCGCGGCGCCCGGGCATCATCGTCACCTCCGACAACACGGGCCTGAAGGCGTGGTCCTCGCTGGTGCGCTATGCGGCCATCTGCGCGCAAGTGCCCAAGCTGTCGACGGGGCCGGTGACGGTGGGGCTCGCCTTCCGCCTGCCGCGCCCCGACTACCTGCGGAAAAAGAAACTGGCCACGCAGCCGCCGCATGTCGTGCCGCCCGACCTCGACAAGCTGTGTCGTGGCGCACTTGACCCGCTGACCGGCGTCGCGTGGTCGGACGACAAGCAAGTCGACTCGCTGCGGGCGACCAAGCGCTACTGTGACCCCCAGGAGGAACCGGGGGTGACGGTGTTCATCAAACCGACCGTACACGGAGACTGACATGCTGCGCTATTTCATGTGTGAGTCCTGTTGCGACGAACACGGGGACAACCCGCAATCCGTGAGTTGCTACTGCCCATGTCACAACAGCCGCAGGGACGAGGCTCGCTGGCCCACGATTCGGGAGGCCGTGGTACGCGCGCTGCGCGAGGAGGCGAATGATGTGGCGACGACTGACGACGTGGTGGCGTGAACGCAACGCGATGACGCGGCTCGAAGCGTTTCGCCGCATCCTGGGAGAATAGCCATGCCGAGACGCCGCGCCCCGACGCCCGAGATCCAAGCCCAGGACCGCAACATCGCCAGCGGCGTGGTGGACATCCTGCACGCCTTGGCGGAACGCTACCCGACGTCCGGCCTCAACGCCGCCGCGGGGATCGTCCACGCCTTTGTCGAGTCCTCGCCGGACTACCCCAGGCTGCGGCGCCCGGCGGCGCACGCCACCCCCGACGCCGTCGCGGCGTGGGAGGAGGCCGTCGCGCAGTCGGTGCGGGCCACCGAGGCCGACGTCGCCGAACAGCGCATCATGGAGCACGACACCGTGGAGACGGACACGTAAGCAGGAGGCGTCCGTGTACATTCCCCCCGTCCCGTCACTGCCCCCCGGGTGCGAGATCGTCTGGAATGCCGTCATCGAACGCACGACGGTGGTCGCCGCCCAGCGGCCACCGGAGCGCACGATCCATCGCCCACAACCGCTGCCGCCGGCCACGCGCCACCCCTCGCTCTACGCCACGCACAAGGCGCACTATCGCGCCGTCCTGGGGTCGCTGCCGATCGGGACGACGTTTACGCTGCACACGTTCGCGCCCGACACCGACCTCCCGCCCCACCTGATCACGCTCTACAGTTCGCAGGCGGTGCTGACTGGCCGGCTGGCGGTCGTGGGGATGGAGTTGCGTGTCGGCGGCGGGAGTCTGGTGCAACGCTATGCGGTCGTGGCGCTGGCCGATCAGGTCGCCGCCGCCCGCTCGACCCGTCGGAGATTCGCATGACGCAGACCGAACAGACCACGACGTCGATCGTCCAGGCCGCGATCGAGGCGCGACGCGGTCAGATGTTTACCTCCCGGTCGATTGCCTTTGCGACCAACCTGCCGCTGCCGCTGGTCAGTGCGCTCTTGCGCCGGTTCGCGGATCGCGGGCTCATCGCCAATGCTGGGCTTGGGCCGCAAATGGCGCGCGGCGGCCTGCGAGCCACGCTGTGGCAGACGACGGACTCCACCGCTACGCCCTGACCGACCCGCACACGCTGACGTGTGCGTTTGGCTGGCCGTGGCTCCTGCACTTCGCGGGGCCGCTGTTCGCGTGCCCGCATTGCCGGGCGTTCACGGCTGAGCTTAGGGCCGCCGCAGCCCCCAGTCGTGCCCCGGATACCCGAAGCAATAGCTGATGACCAGGAGCACGCAGAGCAGGACGATCAGCGCGTAGATCACCCCGCCATACGGGGCGAAGCCGGCCCAGCCGGGGAGCGCGAGCACCGCCCGCACCACGCCCATGACCGCGCCGCCGATGACGAGCGCAATGATCAAACAGATCACAAGACCGATCATGGATGCTCCTTCGCTGGTTTCTTCTGCTTCTGCTCGTACTCACGCTGCACGCGCTCGTCTTCCGCCTGCCGGTCGGCCTTGAGTTTCAACGCCAACGCCCGCACCGCCTTGGTGAGCTTGTCGGCGTGCTGGATGCCGACGTTGCCGGTGCGGTCGAGGCCGATGGCCAGCCCCGACATGGGGGCGGCGGCACCAATCGACCGCAGTACGCGCCCCGCCCCAATGCCCGCCCCGGCACCGACGGGACCAGCGGCGAGCATCCCGCCCAGCCCGGCGATGATGTCGGGCACGATGTTGCCGCTGCCCACGCCACCGACGTGGCGTTTCTCCGCCTGCTCATGCGCCCGCATGACCCCCAACAGTTCCTTGGTGTTGAGGTTCTGCGCCTGGAGATCGGGCGCCCGACGTTCCAGCGCCTCGCGACGCACTTTTTCGAGGTCGAGTTCCAGCATGTCCTCGACTTCGCTCACGCGATTGCCCGCCGCACGTGCATCGAACAGATCATTCGCCGCCCGCTGCGAGGCTTCCTTGCCGGCCTGGGCGTCGAGCGGCGCTTCGCCCCGGCCCAGCCCCTCCATGACGCGATGCTTCCGTTTCAACACCGACTCGACTTCGCCTTGCATGCCGAGTTGCTGTTCGCGGATCTGCGCTTCGCCGAGGGCGCGGTCAAACGCCGGCTCGATTTCTGAGGGCCGAATGAGATTGTCTGGGTCGATGTCGCCCACAATCCCGAGCGCCTTATCGCGCGATGCCGTCGTGAGCGCCTTCGTTTTGGGGATGGCCTTCTTGCCCGTGACGACCAGCCCTTCGTCCAGCGCCCGGCGCGTCACGTCCCCGAACCGTTCCGCAATCACACTGCCCGGGCGCAACGCGGCTTTGTAGACGGGATACGCGATCGCCTTGGCCGCCCGGGCGACGCCCGGCGCCAGCCCTTCGCCCGCACCTTGCAGGATGGCGTCTGTCGTGATGTCGCTGGCGTCCTGCGGCTGACCCCGGAACCACCGTTCCAACCCGCCGCCGACCGCGCCGCCGGCCCCCGCCCCCGCCATCGCCCCGGGCACACTGCCGGCGAGCCCGCCCACCGTCCCGCCAATGGCGCCGCCGGTATTCGCGCCGTCGCTCAGCAGCCCGTGGATGAGTCCTGCGCCGGGGGCCGCCTGCATGGCAATGCCGAGCGCCTTGTTGACGGCCGGCGACGCACTGCCGAACACGGCTTTCGATCCGCGTTCCAACAGGTCACGCGGCGAGTTCGCATAGACCTTGCCTTCGGGTTCCGGTGGGGCAAACTCGCGCTTCGCAGGAGGGGCCGCCGTCGTCGGCGCCGCCTGTGCAAACACCTCGGCCATGTCCTCGTCGGTCGGCGGCGTGTCGAGGTGCCAGTCGAACGTGACGGTGCGCCCCGTCTGTTCGTCGCGTGCCGTGATGCGTTTCGGCATGGCCGCCTACTTCGAGTCGATGATCGTGAACTTGGGCTTGGCGCCCGCCGCCGGGCGCGTCACGTCGAGCATGACCCCAGGCGAGATGTCGCCACCGGCCGCATGCGTCGCCGCCCGTTCGATCTGCTGGTGGATGCCCGTCCGCAACTGCCGCATGTTGTCGATCGACTGCTGGTATTTCGCCTGCCACTGCACGGGCGGATCCCAGGGGCGCGGAATCTGGCGCACGATGCGGACTTCTTCCTGTTTGCCGACCGCCGCGCCCGTCACGGCCCGGATGATGTCGCTTTCGATGGTCGAGGACGCCGCCACGAATTTGGCCCAGTTCTCGTCTTTGTCGGCGCCGATCATCTGCATGGCCTCGGTGTAACGCCCCGACACCGGCCCGACCTTGTCCTTGGCGCCCGCCTGGTACAAGTCGGCCATCTGGTTCAACAAGGCTTCGCTAGAGTCCGCGCCGATGAGCCCTTCTTGCTGCTTGGCGGGGATGGTCGGCGGCTTGCCGCCCTTGGTCGGCTTCTCGTACGGCGAGTCGCCAGCCTGCGGGACGCGATACACCTGTCCACCGCCGCCGGCCGGCGTGACCCACTGCGATCCCGACGGGGCGCCCTGGCTCCCCTGCACGGGCGCACGGTACTCCTCAAAGGTCTGATTGACGACCTGATCCTCGGGGAGAAACTTCGTCACCGGCCGACCCTGCGCGTTGACGGTCTGCACTTCGCGGATCTTCTGCGGCTTGGGCGCCAACAAGTCCCACGCCTCGCGCGGCACCGTGCCCGCCTTCTGAATGTTGAGCTTGAGGCCGATCTTGCCGAGGCCATCGAGGTCCGACGCATCGATCTTCCCGAACACGTCGGCCATCTGTTCGGGCGTGAGCCGCGCCGCCTGCTCCTGTTGAAACGCCGTCTGCCCCTGCGCAAACTCCGTCTGCTGATTGGCGAACGTCGTCCCCGCGCGCTCATCGATCACGCGCTGCCGCGCCATGTCGTACTCGCGATCGGCGGCTTCGGCGGCGAGCGCCTGATTCTGTAACGCCTGCTCGCGCAGCCGGTCCTCGTCGCGCTGGCCCTGCACGACTTTCTGCCGGCGCCCCTGCATCCAATCGCGGAGCCCCTCGTACGTCCCGGCCGCCCCGCCCGCGCCGACGAAGCCTAGACCGGCCATGGCGATACCCTCGGCGCCCGCACCTTGGGCGTCGTGAAGACGTTCGGCACGTTCTGCGTAAACGGCTGCGTCTGCGCCACGGTGTTGGCGGCAATCGGTACCTGACGCCGCTTGTTCGCGTCGTAGATCTCGCTGCCTGCCTGCGCGCCCGCGCCCAGCGTCGCCAGCACGTTGAGGATCGAATCCTGCGCGCCCGCCTGCGGGAGCGCGGTCGCGTCGGGCGCGTCCAGCAAGAGCTTGTTGAAGTCGGGCATCGCCGGCACGTCACTCCCACTCAAGAGCGCTTGCATCGCCTGCGTCTGGAGCGCGGAGCCCGCCGCATTGCGCCCCGCCTGACTGATGGCACTGGGCCGGAGGCCGCCTTCGACCTGGATGTTCGGGATGTGCGAGCCGAGGCCCGTCACCTTCGCATCCCGCAAGTGCTGGATCAGATCGCCGTAGAGCGCTTGCTGCGTCCGCGCCTGGGGCGCCTCGATGCCGAGCTTGGCGCGGTCCAGCCGGGCCTGCTCGGCCATCTGCCCGGCGTCGAGACGCGCGTTCTGTTCGGTGCGGTAGTTGTCCTGCCCGAACTGGTCGACGGCGAGTTGGTTGGACGCCTCCTGCTGACGCCCCCCGGCCCGGCCGGCGCTGCGGGCGGCGGCAATCTGGCCGGCCGCGCCGAGCCCCTGCGTGGCGAGGTTGATGATTGAGGCCCAGTCTGTTCCAGCCATCTCAGCCTCCGCCCAGCATGGCGATGAGCGCCTGCTGATTCGCGTTTAACCCCATCTGGGCCGCCGTCAGTCCGGTGCGGTCATTCTCGGTGCGGTTGTTGAGCAGGATACTCAAGAGGTTCTGATTCAGCCCGCCCAACCCCAGCTCCCGCCGTAGATCCAGATCGCTCTTGCCGAGCGACGCGGTCGACGCGATGCCCTCGCGCTTCACCGCGGCGTCGAGCTGCGCGAGTTCCCGGTCGAGCGCATTGCGTTCCTCATTGCTCAGCGTGTTGCCGGCGATGCTGAGAAACGCCTGCAACTCCTGCATGCGTTCCTGCCGCGCGTTGCCGAGGAGGTCGGCGTCGAACGACCCCTCTTGCATCGCACGGTCCTGATCGATCTTGCGCTGCGCACTGGACGCTGCGCCGGAGGACTCCAGCCCCGACGCCCCGAGTTGCTCCATCGCCGCACTGCGATCGCGCTGCGAGGCACGCGCCTGTGCCTGCCGAAATGCACCAGACTGACCGGCGAGTACGGGGTCGTCCGCGATGGCGGTCGGCGCGGCGGTCGCCCCGATGCGCTGGATGAGCGCCTGTTTGAACGCGGTACCGAGCGGGTTGGGGTCGGCGGCCGGCTGGCCCCCAGCCGCCACGGGCTGGCCGCCCGTGGCGACCGTGCCCTGGGCGAGCGGGTGATCGTTCGGCACCCACTGGCCGTTGGGCAGCTTGACGCCGCGCCCCTGGAAGGGGTCGGCCGGATCGGGGGCGGCTTGGAGGGGGGGCGCCGTCACCTGGACCTGGGCGGTCTGCTGCGTGGCGGGCTGGGCCTGCGCCGGCTGCGTGATGGTCTGCTGTGCCGGCTGGGCGTAGGGGCTGGCCGCCGCCGGCTGCTGCACCGGCAACTGCTGTTTGAGCGGATTGATCCCGCTGTTCTGGGTGAGGAGCGACTGCGCGAGATCCATACCTACCCCCGCACCTGATTGAGGAGCGTCTTTGTCAGACTCGCCTGATCCGGGGCGCCCTGCCCCTGCATGAGCGACTGAATCAGCGCCAACACGTCAGCCTGATTGCTCGGCCCGCCCGAGGCGTCGACCAGCGCGTTCGTCGGCGCCGCCCCGCCTGCGTCCAACGGCGACGCGGTGTCATCGGCGCCCCACCGCCACGCCTTGCCGCCCTGGCCGGCCGCTTCGAGCACGTCGACCGGCCCGACGCCCGGCACGGTGATCTTGTCCTTCCCGTTGAACGTCGTGCCGGGGTACGCCCGCTCGATGTCGGGCATCGCGGCCTTCAGGCCCTCGACGGTGGGCGGGAAGGTGGAGAGGATGCGGCCGACGCCGTACTTCGGCGTCTGGTGGTTCGGGTCGTTCCACTTGGTCGCATCCCAGCCGGCCGGTACCGCGCCGGCCTGCGGCGGGACGTAGGCGGGGGGCGTGTAGCCGTCGGTGTCCCACCCGCTGCGGTCGGGCGCGGCGGCGGCGGCGGCCCCGGCCGGCTGCTCCGCTTCCACGCTGAGCTTCGGGTCCACGGCGGTGTCCTTCACGCCATCGCCATCGGTGTCGACCATCGGCGGGCCGAGCGGGCCGGTGTTACCGCTGAGCTTAGACGCCAGCGCGGACGTGCCCGTGCTGAGCGCCCCGGTCTGGCCGACGCGCCCGGCGAGGTCGGCTGCAGCCGTCGGCGCAACCGCGCCGACGCGGCCCGCGAGCGGGTCAGCGCCACCCGCGCCGAGCGGGTCCGCGCCAGCCGGCTGGGCGGCGCCTCCAACGGCGGCATTCCCGCCGCGAAACGCCTGCGCTTCCGGACTGGCGCGGATCTGGTCGAGGATGTAGTTGGTCGACTTCTCGCCGGCCCACCGGTCGCCCCCCGTGGGATCGAAGCCCACGTTTTTCAGGTGCGTGAGCACTTCGTCATCGCTGGCCGCCCGGCCCAGTTCCTTGCCGTAGATGTCCTTGATGGCCTGCGAGGCGTCCTCGACCCGGAAGTCGGTATAGGCGCTGGGCGCATTGTTCGACGCCGCGCCTTTGATCAAGCCGGCCAAGGCGCCCACGCCCGCGCCAATGGGGCCGGCGGCCGAGCCGTAGCCGGCGTAGCGGACGGCATTGCTGGCGAGCCCGCCGCCCGTGCCTTCGAACCGCCGGCCGTACTGGTCGAGGTAGTCGGCATTGGCCCCGCCGAAGGTGGGCATCTCCTCTTTCTTTCGGATCTTGTCGGCGAGCAGGCTGGTGCCGATGCCGATGCCGACACTGCCGAGCGCCCCGGCCGCACTGGCGCCGAGGCCGCCCGCCTTGGCCGCCACGCCGGGGAGCGCGGCTTGCGCCCCCGACTGCGCCGCGCGCTGCACGACTTGGTTCGCCACCTGGGCGCCGATGCCGGCCCCGAGGTTGCCGACCGTCTCGCCGACGCCGCTACCGGGCAACTGCGTCACATCGCCGCCGCGGGCGAAGGGGCTGGCTGTCGTGGGCGCGATGGCGGTCGGCGAGACGGGCGGCACGCCCGGCACCGGCACCTTACGGCGCCGCGGGTCCATGGTGTTGATCAACGCCTGTGTCTGCGGGCCGTAGGCCGCCATTAGCTCACCCTCACGATCCGCAGCCACGTCTGATCGCAGCCTTCAGCCATCGGCACCAGCGTCAGCACCCCGCCGCTGTTCTGGTAGGAGTCAACCCGGAACAACGTCCCCGCCGCGCACGGCACGCCCGGGTCACTGACGGTGAGGTGCGTGTCGATGGCGCCGCCCGGCACCGCCGACACCTGGGCGTGCGCGAGGCGGGCGCTGTTCTTCACCAGGATGAGCGCGCGGACGCCGGTCGCATTCGCCGACCAGCGCGCACTCGCCGTCACCGCATAGACGCCCGCCGTCGTCACCCGCACCGTCAGCGCCGTGTTGTCGAGGAGCACGTCGCCCTCGTTCTCCGCCGCCGCCCGATACGGCCCGACCGCAATGGCGGCCCCGGTCCCCACCGTCTGCGTCGCGCCGACCACCCACCGGCCTTGGACGCGGCGCTGCCGGCCATCGGCGTCGTGCTCGCGCCCGTACGACGTGGTGATCGCCGCCACCATCTGCTGGAGTTCGGAGCGGATCTGTTCGGGGTATTCCCCCTGCCGCACGAGGCCGAGTCTCATCGCCCGAATTCCTCCATCACGCGCATCTGCAACGCATGGAGCGCCCACTGCGTCGCGGCGGCGGCGCCATCGCCAATGGTCAGGTGCAAGGCCCGGGCATTGGCGGTTTCGGCGGCGTCAAAGCGGCGGATGACGATCGTCTCGGTGCCGGCGGCGGTGAGCGCGGCGCACGTAAAGGTGCGCGTCTCTGCGCCATAGTCGCGGACGATACCGAGCGTGAGCACGACGCCGGCTTGCGCACTGGCAATGACATGGGCGCCCTGGACGGTCAGCGTCGAGTCGAGTTCTTTCTGCGGCAGCGGGCGCGTCGTCAGATAGCCCTGATAGCTGGTGCCCGGCGTCCAGACGGTGCCGGCCCCGCTGTAGAGTTCCAGATCGGTGGCGAGCGCGACGCCCGTCTGCGGGTTGATGGCGTCGCACTCGGCGATCTGGCCGAACGCCGTCGGCGCGCAGTAGGGCACCCACTCGGCCTTTTCTGACGGATGGGGTTGGCCGAGGCCGATCGGCACGCCCTTGTTGGGCTCTTGCACGAAGCGCGGCCAGAGCGCGGACGCCTGGGCGGTGGCGAGCGGCCCCGTATACACGGCCCAGCCGTTGGTCGCCACCGTGTAGACGAGGAGCACGCTCGGGACCGTCGACGTGCCGACGCTCACCCAGAGCCAGTACTGGCCCCGGTTCGGGTAGTAGGTGCCGTGCTGCGAGGTGTGGACGTTGGCGTACTGATTGACCGTCTGCCACACGTCTTCGATCGCGGCGCCGAGGTACTGCACGCTGTCATGGCCGACGCGCATCGGCCCCCGCGCCGACGCGAAGTAGACGCACGGGCCGCCCGCCGCATCCTGCCCCGGGCTGATGGTGCGATAGCCGAAGGTGCCGATGCTCTTGTCGATGGCGCGCGGGATGTAGGGCGCGTCGACATTGCCGGTGCGCACGAGGCGCCACAACTGCGCCCGTTTGAACACCAGAATGTCGCCGAGCGTCGCCGGCCCGAAGCCGGTAATCTCGCCGCCCTGGTCGCCGGCATCGACGTCGACCCAGTTGCGTTGGCCGGTGACGGTATCGGGGACGCGCTCACCGTCGCCGATGCCGAGGTCGCCTTCGACGGGGGTAAACCACACCCGCGACTGCTGAATCGGATCGGTCGACTGTTCGTAGGCGCCGGCCATCAGCATCCGGTTGTCATCGACGCCCAGGTACTTGGCGCTGTGCGGCGGTTCGTGGAGGCCAAGTTCGGGCGCCGGCTCGAGGACGAGCAGCGACGTGTTGTTGTCGACAATCGCCACGGACGTGAGCGCCTGACCCACGACCCACCATGTCGCGTAGGTGTCGTCGTCGCTGGCGACCTGTAGTTCCCAGGCGTTGTAGTTCTCGCCGGCCGGCGCGGCGCCCGGCGCGGCGGCGCTGGCCTGTTCGGCGGTGAGGGTATGCGCGAGCGTCTCCGGCCCGGGCTCGGAGCGCATCAGCATCACGGTGCCGCTCATCGAACAGAAGCAATGCCGGTACTTGCGTAGATCGGTGACGCTGCCGGCCGCCTCGCTGATGACCGGCGCGGCGAGCGGCGGGCCGATGCCGACGCGGTAGCCGGTCGCGTTGAACCCGAAGACGCCCGTGCCGATGGTGTGCAACCGATCGGCAGCCGATTTAAACGCGGCGAACCAGCGGCCGGCGAAGTAGACCACGCACGCATGCGTCAGGGGCGTATCCGACACGTTGCCGAGCACCCAGTCATACCCGGTGTCATAGCCCCACGACACCCACCGGAAGTCAAACGTTTCCACGATCAGCCCGACCGGGTTGGGCGTCAGCCCATTGGTGGGGCGCTGGACGCCGGCCATCGTGACGAAGGTCGTATCGGTCGGCAGCGCCGACATGCCGCTTTCGCGTTCGATCAGCCGCGACCCGCGCCGCTTGCGCCCGAACTTGCTGCGGTGCCACTCGACATTGACCACCGCGATCGCCTGCGTCGGGCCGAGCGCCAGCGGCGGGTCGGCAGAGTTCTGGCCGCCACTTAAATCCGCCAGCACGATCGGGACGTCGCGTGTCGCCATTAGCCGGGGTAGTGGCCTTGGTGCGGGAACCAACTGCCGAGCGGCGCGAGTTCGGCGCGCGGCCCTTTCTGGGTGGCGGCGCGGTGGCCGTAGAGCCAGGATTTCAGATCGCTCAGGCGGGCGCGGTACTCCATGACCGCCGCGCTATAGCGGTTGTCGTCCCTGTGCATAAATTCATCGGCGAGGGCGCCGAGCACGAGCAAGTCTTGAAAGTCATCGGGGATGAGCGGCTCATCCCAGGTGTTCGACAGATCGACCAGCGCGTGCTCGTAATCGATGTCGTAGACGCGCGCCGCGCTCGGCGTCGGCACCAGGGCAAACACGTAGAAGCGCGCCGACCGGAAGCCGCTGCTGATGGAGCCCAGTTCATGCCCGCCAGTCGCGGCATCGTAGAGACTGACCTGGCCATTGCTCACCGCCGACAGCGACCAGGTGAACACGTCATCGATGAGGTTGCCGGCCGCCACCGCGACGCGCGTCGTGCCGTTGAGCGTGGCCGTGACCGTTTGCACGAGCCCGGCGGTGAGCGTCGCCAGCCCCGGCGAGTTATAGCCCAGGTGCAGCGTGGCGATCTGCGTCGTGTCCAGCGCATTGCCGGACACGATCCAGATCGCGCTGCCGGCGGGACGGCGCCAGACGGCGCGCAAGCCGATGGGCACGTAGTGCGTCGGCGTCGACTGCTGCGTGGTGTCGGGGTGCGTCGAGCGATAGGTGTCGAAGGCCATCGGCGCGAGGCGCCGGTCGTCGGTGCGGTCGCGCACCGCCAGGATGCGGCCCATGCCGCCGTGCATCCCGTACTCCGGCTGGCCGGCGACCGACGTCGCACTGCCCACGCCTTCGCGCAGCCGCCGCAGCGCGGGGGTCGTCAAGAGCGTGCGGTACCGCTGATTGACGAACATCGTCAGGCGCGTGGTGACGGCGCCGTCGGGCGTGTCGCTGAAGTTGAGGCGACGGTACAGGTTGAGACGAATGTCAGCGAGGGTCATTCGGGCACCCGGAAGCGGAGGCGCGTGGCGGTGGCGGTCGACGGCGGCGGTTCTTCGGCGTCGCCGAGCATGTGGCCCTTGGGCAGCGCACTGTCGGGGCCGTGGTCCGTCAAGTAGCTGCCTTGCAGATTGCCGTTGGCGTCCACGATGCCGTCCGCGGTGACGCCCTCCAGGTTGTTGGAGGTAATGAACCGGCTGATGTCGGTGACGCTGTCACAGGTGAACTTCGTGTGCGACCCGCCACAGTTGCCGGTGGGGCCGATGAGGACGTTCCGCGTGATGTAGAACGGGCCGTCCGTCGAGGACGCCTCGGTCGAGCGGAAGCGGACATAGCCGCGCACGGTGTTGCGGAACACATGCGTGCGCGTCGACTCGCCGGCTTGGTTGAGGTCGATGCCCGCGAGCGAGCTGGACGTCGTCGGCACGCTGATGTTGTTGAAGACCATCTGCCCATAGGTCGTCTCCAACGCGCCCTCGCACCCGTTGCCTTCCAGGCAATCGTCCATGTTGCCGCCAATGCCGATCACGTCCCCGGCGATGGTGTTGGCTTGCATGTCGTACTGCCGCGCGTCCTGTTTCAAGTGGATCATGCCGAGGCCACCCGACATGGTGTTGTTGGCAATGATGAGCTTATTTTGGCTGTAGATTTTGACCACGACGGCGGCGTCGTAATTCGTCCCGATGTTGAGGTCGGACATGACGCTGTCCGCAATCACCATCCCGTAGGCCGCATTGGGTGCCGCGCCGCGCGTGTCGAGAAACGCGCAGTTGAAGCCGTTGCCGCCCGGCCCCAGGTCGTGCAGGATGAGCCGCCGGAATTCCGGCCCGCGCGTGCCGCCCTCGAATTGCCAGCCGAGACAGGTGGCGTTGATGCCGGTGAGGTCGTCCACGTAGACGTCGGTGCCGGCGAGCCGGACGCTCCACGCATCCACCGTCGACACCTGATCGCCGCCGAAGTCGATGATGGCCGTCTCGCCCGGGTAGCCGATCCACTGCGTCGACCCGCGCCGGGTCGCGTCGCCCGAGTTGTTGGAAAACTGGATCTGCTGTTCGGGGCCGCCATCGCCTTGGCCGGAGGCGTGCGCCGCGGCGTCGGTCGTCTGGTAGGTGCCGGCGCGAAAGTAGGTGATGTCGGCGACGGCATCGTTGAGGACGAGGTCGAGAAAGGTGCGCCACGGCGCGGCGAGCGTGCCGGTGCCGCAGGAGGACGCACAGCCGTTGTTTGAGGCGTTGACGCCGTTGACCGCGTCCACGAACACGAAGCCCGTCGTGGTGACGTCGATCCCCCACGTCGCGCTATCGGTGGCGGAGGCCGCGTCCGTCACCGTCACGGTAATGCTGGGGTCGTCCGTGGTCGGGTTGGGCCAGGTGATCTCGCCCGTGTTCACGTTGATGGTCATGCCCGCCGGCTCGCCGCTCAACGCATAGGTGTAGGGGTAGACGCCCCAGCCGGCGGCGACGCGGATGTTGTACTCAATCCCGGGATAGGCGCGGAAGCGGCGGGCGTCGGCGGTCGCGCCGTTGGTGCTCGCCGGGTCCATGTTGACGATTTCGAGCGTGTAGAAGGGCGGCGTGTGCGTTTGCGCCGACGCCGCCAGCGGCAGACACACACACGCGAGCGTGAGGAGGAGACGGCGCATCATGGCACCCGAAAGCGCAACCGGCGCGACACGGGCGCGTCGTCGCCTTCGACGGCGAGGGTATCCGGGCCGGCCCGCACGCCGCACACGGTCACATTCGTGACGCCGGCCGCCGACAACGTGAAGTCGTTCGGATAGGTCTGCTGCCCCGCGAAGTTGGCGAAGACGTTCGTCTGATCGAGCCAGTAGGTGTACGGCAGTTCGACCGAGTTGTCATCGAACACGGTGGCCGCCTGCCACGCCGCCAGCGTTGCGGAACTGACCGCGCCACCGCCGCCATCCACGGTGGTAATGCGCGCGATACTCGACGGGCTGGCAACGCGCGGAATGAACACATTGCAATCGTGCGTCAGGATCGCGCCGGTCGCCGTCAGCGTGTCGTAGAGGACGCTGCCGAAGATGTTGTACCGGATCGTGACGGCCGTGGGGCACACGCTCCCATTGGACGCGCCGTCGCGGCTGCACCACATCCACGGCCCGGCGTTATAGATGATGTTGTGCTCGATGGTGACGTTGTTGAAACTCTCGCCCTCGACGTACGGCCCGCTGTCCTGGCAATCCGACATCGTGTTGTGGCGAAACGTCCCGCCGGTCCCGCTGATCTGCGCGTTGTGATTGGCGCAGCCCCACAGGCTGTTGTACTCAAACGTGTTCGCGCCATCCATACGCATCAGGTTCCAGCCGCTCCGCAAGACGAGGCGCCGCGCGATCTGGTTGTAGGTCGTGGACGTGCCTTGTCGGCCCATCAATAGCAGGTAGCCATCGCCGTTTTCGCCCCAGCACGAGCGGTCGCCGTAGTCGTCGCTGTAGCAGTTGGCGTGCGGATTGTCGGTGCCCTGCGCCGCAAACCCCGTCAGCGTGGAATCTTCCAGGATCGTGTTGATGCCTTCGATCCACACCCGCGCGTGGATAAACTTCATGTGTTTAAACTGATTGCCGGCCGCGCTCGGCTGCACGTTGAGGCCGTCGCCGTTGCCGGTATGTTCCAGCGTCGCCTGTTCCAGCGTCAGGTAGTCGCCGCTGCCGGTGTAGAGCAGATGGCCCCAGCCCGACGATCCCGCGTAGACCTCGTCGGCATCGGCGGGGACGCCTTCGTGGCACATGTGGACGTAGACGGTGCCGCCCGACTGGACATAGCTGCAATGGGTTTCGTCCACTTCATCGATGGAATCCTCCCGCGTGTAGCAGACCGTTTCGGTCATGAAATAGACGCGGTTGCTCGGGTTCCAGGCGGGCGGCGTGCGATCGTCCACTTCGATCGGCGTCCACGTCGAGGCGGTCGGCCGCTGACAGACGTGACTGACGGTATAGCCGGGACTCGCGTGCTGGTAGACGTAGGTCTGGCCGGCGGTCTTGGTAAACCCGACGGCCGTCAACTGCGTCCGCGTCCCCGTGATCCGCGTGCCGGTGCTGTAGTCGGTGCCCTGGCCGACAAAGCGCACCGGATACCCACTGACGCCCCCCCCGGTCGTGGTGATCTCGTCTTGCGAATACACCCCGTTGTCGATCGTCACCCAGGAGCCCGGCGGCATGGTGGTCGAGCCCGCCAGCGCAAAGGCCCGCGTCAACGTACAGGGGTCGCCACTGCTACAACTGCCGCTCGGGTTGCCGGTCGGCGTCACGTAATGCGTGGGGCTGGTGGCGTTGACGATCGGCGCCCACGCCGCCCAGACGCCGACCGACTCGGCCGCCGTGCTCCAATCGACGGTCACGGTGATCCCGCTTTGCAGCGTGCTCGGCGCGAGAAACCCGCCCGTGACCGCGTTGACCGTGCTGCCCGACGTGAGTGTGTCGTACTGTTCGGTGAGCCCGGTCCACGTCGCGGTGGCGCTGGTGCTCGTGGTAAACGCGCCACCGACCGCGTAGCCGGTGGCGCCAATGGTGAGCGCCCCCGTCGGATCGTCGGCGGTACTCGATCCGCTGCTACTGGCGACCAGCGCTTGCGCCCCGGTCGACCGATAGACCGCAATGTACGAGCGCAGCATCGTCGCGCCATATGTCAGCGCGATCGTGCCGGTGGTCCCGGTCGGCACCGTGGCCTTATGGATCGCCATGATGTTGCAATTCGAGACATTGTTCCCTTGCGACACGATGGCCGTGGCACTGACGCCCCCGATGGTGACGGTGGGCGCCGTGCAGGTCGTCGGCCCCGTCTTGCGGGCATGGCTCACCACGGTGATCATGCGGTCGCTGGCGGCGGCGCCGAGGTTGTGCGCGGCGTAGGTGTACGTCGTCTGCGCGGTCGCATCTTCCGCCGTCTGGAGAAACGCCGCGCTGATCTGCGCGGCGGCCAGCGACGGCCACGCGAGCGCGACGAGCACGGCGAGCGCGAGTCGCCACATCAGTTCAGCCCGACGCCAAGCGTGAGGTTGGTCGGCGGCGTCGTGCCCGACGAGACGGGCGACCATGACGCGTACACGCCGATCGTCTCCGTCCCAGAGGCCGTCCAATCCACCACCACACTCAAGCTCGTTTGGAGTGTGCCGGGATTGAGCAGCGCCCCCGACGCAATCGTGGTCGAGCCCGACACCATCGGCTCATCGTACGTTTCCGTGAGGCCCGTCCAGGTGGCGGTCGCCGTCGTATTGGTGACGCTGCCGCCCACGGAATACCCGTCGGCGGCGATCGTGTGCGTCAAGGCGGGATCGCCCACCGTACTACTCCCAGTGACGGTCGCCGCCGTCGTTTGCCCGCCGGTCGATCGATAGACGGCAATGTGGGTTTGGAGATACGTAAACCCCCACGTAATGACAATATCGCCCGTCGTGCCCGTGGGCACGAGTGCCTTGTGAATGGCGACGACATTACAATTGCTCACCGCATTCCCGCGATGATTAATGTACGACGCCGAGACGCCGCCGATCGTCAGCGCGGAAGGCGTCGTACAGTTCGACGTCCCCGTCTTGCGCCCGATCGTGACGACGGTGATGTACCGATCACTGGCGGCGGTGCCGAGATTTTGGGCGGCAAAGGTGTACGACGTGGCATCGGTGGGATCGTTCGCCGTCTGCAGAAACGTCGCGGTGATTTGCGCTCGCGCCACAGCCGGCAGCGCGAGGAGCGCGAGGAGCGCGAGGATCAGGCGACGCATCACAGCACCTTGCAGCCCAGCACCGAGACGATCACGGAGGTGGCGGCGGCCGACGGGTCGACGGCGACGGCGGTGTTGGCCGTGAACGTGAGCGGGACGCTAAACGTCCGGTTGTTGCCGCCGCCGGTATCGGTGGTCGCGGGCGCCATCAGCGTCCACAGCACGGACCCCGCGGTGCCGTCGCGAATGTCGACGCTCACGTCGGTGCCACTGGTGTTGGCGATTTCGATCTCGTAAATCTCGGTGATGATGCCGCTGCCCTGGGCGGCGAGCGCCGAGGTGCTCGATCCATCGGTGATGGTGACGACGCCGCGGACGCGGTCCTGTCGGCCGCAGCCGGCGACGGTGATCTGGCGGCCGAGCAAGTCCGTTTTCACGCGCACCGCATCGCCATCGGCGACGGCGGTATCCGTGCTGAGCGCGGAGGTGGCTTCGCCCATGATCTGCGGGCCGGTGGCACTGGCGGCGCTGTCGTGGGTGGCATCGGTGGCGGGGGCGAGTTCGACGCCGGCTGCGGTGCGCAGATTGACATGCAGCGCCCGCTGGACGGTGAGGCGGGCGGCGGCGCCGCTGTTCTCGGTGGCTGCGGTGGTGGAGGTGTCATCGACTTCGCCGCCGATGACCGTCAACGACGTCGTGTTGGGGGTAAACGCCGCGTTGTCGGCGAGGCTCGATCCGCCGCTGCCGGCGCCCGACGTGATGGCGACCCGGAGTGCCCCCGCCGTGTCGAGCGACAGCGGGTGCGACTGCGCCGTGGTGTAGGTCGGCGCCGCGGTCGTCACCGCCCCCAGCCCCAGGGCGCCCGACTGGCCCGAGGTCGTGCTGCCGATGGTGTTCGGCAGGTTGTCGATCAGTTGCAGCGCGGTGATGGCCGTCGTCTGGTTCGCGGCGGTCGACGCGCCGGTCGGCAGGGCGACGGTCCCGGAAATGTTGTTGATGTTGTTGGTGGCGCCGGTCAACTGCACGGCGAATGTGCCGGCATTGGTGACGGCGCCGGTCCAGCGGTCCCAGGTCGCGCCATCGTAGACGTACTGAAACGTCCGCAGCCCGCCGAGCGTGGGGTTGGCGGTGTTGTCGGCGCCGGCCGCGGCGAGGCCGAAGATCGACGCATCGGCCGTGTCGCGCTCGGTCGTGAGGAGCGCCCGATTGAGCGTCAGGCGCGGCGTCGACATGCGGCCTTCGGTCGCGGCCGTGGGCGTCGTCTCATCGGCGTAGGCGCCCATCGGCGCGACGACGTCGGTGCCGAGCGTGTAGGTCGAGCCTTCGACGTCTGACGCGCCCGAGCCCGAGCAGTTGGAGCACTGCACCGGGACGTTGGTCGTGACGGGGTTGCCGCCCACGGCGGTGATGTCGACCGCGCCGCCGCCCCCGCCGCCGCCGCCCCCGGTGCCGCCGCCGGGGGTGATGGCCTGGATCAGCACGGCGGTATCGCTGGCGGCAAAGCCGCCCGTGGCGATGACGCGCACCGACACACACCCGCTGATGTTGGCCTGCCACACGCCGATGGCATCCGTGACCTCGGTCGCGGCGGTGGTCCCGCCCAGAATCGCCAGCAGCAGCTCGTCGTCCTCATCGAACGTCGTGCCGTTGAGCGAACACTGCGCTTCCCAGGTGCCCGAGTAGCTGTCGAGCGTCTGAATGGTCATCGACGCCAAGCCGCCGGTATTGGTCAGCGTGATCACGCTGCCGACCCCGTTGAGGGTGCCACTGGCCCCGGTGGCGCGGAGCGCGGTAATGGTCTGCGCCGCGGCGGGCGCTCCGAGGCCAAGCGCGAGCAACAGAGCGATCAGGGCGCGTCTCATGGGTCGGACCTTTCGGCGTCTGGGCGCCAGCCGTGCGCGAGTGCCCAGGGCATCGCGGCGCGGTGTAAACGCGCCCACTGGCGGGCGACGGGGCGCGACGTCAGGAGTCGCACCGGAATGGTGGTCGAGGGGTCGCGCGGGTCCGGTTGGACCGCGAGTGCCAGGGGTTCATCGGTGGTCGGGCGAAAGCACCCCCACCGCCGGCAGTTGAACGGGCGCACGGGATAGACCGAGCAGGCGCCGTGCGCGTCGAGGAGCGGACAGGCCGGGTCGCCGACGAGTTGCGTAAACGCCGACGTCGGCCCCTCGCGCCAGGGCAGGGGGGCCGACGTGTACGTTTCAATCGCGGCGCGTTCGGCGTGCGTCATCGTGACGGCGCCGACCGCTCTGCAACAGTCGCCCGAACGGTGACACCGCCACTGCGCCGCCATGGTGGCTACGGCCGGTAGATCGGTTCCGTCCGCGCGTAGCGCCACGCGGGCGACGTCTCGCCCGTGCGCTGGTAGATCGCCACGCCGCCGGCCGTGGGGATGGTCAATTCGAGACTGCGCTCATCCACGCGCGCCCCCTCGGGCAGACTCGTCTCGCCGTCGAAGGGGCCGTCCTGGAGCAACGGCGTCGGTGCGGGTCGCGTCGTCGCCATGGCTACTTGTCCCGCGTGGCCTTGCCCTTGTCGTCCTTCTCGTCCTTCGGCTCCGGTTCGGGCGGGACGACGATCGGCGGCGTGGCCTCGGGACGGTCGGGCCGCGTCGCGGGCGGGCGGTAGTTGGGTTCCAGCCGCACCAGGCGATAGGTCGCCACCGGCTCGCGCGCCTCCGGCGCCTCGGGGCCGGTGGGCACGTCGGGCACGGCAGCGGTCGCGGCCGGGTCGGCCTTCATGTAGATGCAGAGGCCGGTCGCGTGCGGGATGTGCAACTCGTTGCCGGCGGCCTCGACGGCGCCCTCGGGCAGCGTCGACACGCCCTTGAAGGGGCCATCGCCGAAGACGACGGCGCCCAGCCCCTCGCCGTCGCCCTCGCGCGGCGTGCGGCGCGGCGTGTCGGCGGGCAGTTGCGAGGCGACAGGCGGGGTCTCGACCCCGTTCGGATCGGATTTCTTGGTCATGGACCATAACTCCTTACGCCAGAGATGGGGCCAGCGCATCGGCATCGCGGCCTAACATGGCTTCGACTTGTGAACGCACCATGCCCGGGAGCGCCGCGACGGACGCCTCATCGAGCGACTGCACCAGGCCGGCGCGACCGGCGGCGAGGCCCGCGGCGGCGGGGCCGGTGATCCGGCCGAGCGGCAACGTCTCGGCCTTGCGCTCGGGCACCGGGACGCTCAACATCTGCGCCAGGATCGTGAGCATCCCGGGCCAGTTCTTCGCCTGTTCCTGATCCTTGGCGCGCAACTGAATGCGCATCTCGGTGATCAGGCCGGTGGCGCTGTCGACCTTGGGCAGCACGCTCACCGTCTCGTGCGTGCCGTCGGTCTTCTGGACGCGATAGTGCCCGGGCGTCAACTGGTTGAGGAGGTCGATTTCCTCGACCATCAACTGCGCCGGGGCCATCTCCGCGCCGTTGAGGGTAAACGGGCACTGCAAGGCGGGGCGCGGGTGGTCGCGGTCGCCGGCCGGGTTGAACCACGACAGGAGCGGCGGGTCGGTGTTTTCCGGCCGCATCGCCGTTTTCATGGCATCGGCCTGGGCCTGGGCGGCGGTGGTCTGGGCGGCGAGCATCGCCGTCACCGTCTCCTGCTGGCCGGCCATGAGCAGCTTGGCCAACGCGATCACGTCGGGGCTGATCGCCGGTTCCGCTGGCGGTGGGGCCGGTGGGGCCGGCTCGGGCGTCTTGCCGAGCATGGCCTGTTCGAGATCGGGGTCGGGCTTGTGCGCCATACAGAGACTCCAGGTGTTAAACACCCCGGGCGGCTGGGCGGCCGCCCGGGTCCAGCGACTACCCGAGGCCGTCGGTGGCGAACGGGTAATCGAACTGCGCCGTGACCAGATTCCCGGTATCGGTGCTGCGGAACAGCATGTTGGCGATCTGGTCGCCCGCCACGACCGTGTCATCGACGCGGCCGGCGGTGCCATCGATGTAGACCTTGGCGTTGTCGGTGATGCCGGTATCGCAGGCGACGGACATGCCGGCGAGGCCGGAGCGCACCGCATACCAGCCGAAGGTCGAGGCGACGGTGGCGGCCTGGGCGACGGCGACGGGGCCGGTGGCATTGGCGACGACCAGCGTCGTCAGGCCGTTGTCGTCATAGGTGACGACACTGCCGGCGACGGTCGAGCCGATCCCCTGCAAGTAGATGTATTCCTCGCCGCCCGTGCCGTAGCTGCGCGTGCCGAGCGGGTGGAGGGCGGCGCTGTCAATCGACGCCGCCGCGTTGGTCCCGCTGCCGGCCTTGAGGACGACGCCGGGGCATCCGGTGAGTGAAGGCATGATCGATGCTCCCTTCGTCTAGGTGATGGCCGACACGACCGCGAGCTTGCGGGCGTTGTTGGTGTAGGGCGTGCAGATCGTCAACTGTTTGAACACGTCGGCGAACTGGTTGGCCGGATCGACCGCCGGGTAGCCCTTCTTCCAGAAGCCCTTCGGGTAGGCGATCTTGAAGAACTCGAAATTGAGCAGGTACAGGAGGCCGGCGCCGCAGTCGGCGTCGTAGTTCATCTCCATGTCGATGGCCATGAGCGAGCCGGGCGTGAAGCCGCTGATGCCCTTGTCGCTCGACCCCTCGCGGATGTAGCGCTCATTGGCGACGAGCAGCGAGTGGTAGCCCTGGAACACGGTCTGTGTCGTGACGGCGATCTTGGGGCGCTTGCCCAGCATGCCGGCTGAGGCCGTGTTGTAGGCGCTGAAGATCGTGGCCCGCAGGTTGTCGTAGGCGGTGGTCGTCTTGGTGCCCGTGACCTGGACATTGCGCCAGAAGGTGAACGTCAGGCGGTTGATGCCGCCCGGGCTGCCGGTGCCGGGGGTGACGGAGACGATGTCGGTGAGGCCGCCGGGGACGTTGCCGCTCGCGGTGCCGAACAGCATTGCGTTGAGCGCGTTGTCGATCGACCCGTTCATGTTCTCCATCTTGGCGGCGAGCAGGTCGGTTTTCCGCCCCCCGCCCGCGTTGATGGCCTTCTCGAATTCGGTGTGCGCGACGCTGGCGCCGAGGATCTTCCACTGCCAGATCGCTTCGTCGATGATGTCGGGGACGACGGTGCCGACGGTGTCGGTTTCGCCCTGCCAGGCGACGTTGGGATTGAGGGCGTATTCGAGCATCGCGTTGACGCTGCGCCCGCCGTCGACCCCCTTGGTGCCGCCGCCCTTCTGCATCTTGTCGAGCAGGAAATAGGTTTCGTGGATGTTGTCTTCGGGGGTCGTGCCGACGTAGGACTCCCACGCCGTCGCGACCCGCTGCCCGCTCTGGGGTACGGCCATACTGCCACCTCGCACGCAGCCCGCTCGGGCCGCGCCTGTTTACACCCGTGACGGCTTAGAGGCCTACGTTGTGCAGGGCTTCGGCCATCGATCGCGGGCGGGACACGCTGGCGGCGGTCGTTGGGCGCGCACCGAGCGAGCCCGCGACCGCTTTAGCGGTCAAGGTCTGACGCACGGTGTCGGCGGAGGCTTGGGTGAGGGTGGGGAGAACGACGGCGTGATAGACGTCGCGCAGGACGACCGGCGCCCGGGCGTCCTGGTCGGCGACCGGGATTTTCTTCATCGCCGTTTCGAAGGCGTCCGCGATGGCCGCCCGATGGTCGAGAAATCCCGGGAGTGCGCTGACCGCCTCGAATTCGCGCGTGGCGAACTCGGTGGCGGCTTTCGTCTGCGCCTGCGTCCGTTCCTGTTCCGCGACGCGCTCGGTGATGGAGACAAACGGCTTGAGCCGTTCATCGACCACTCCCCCCAGTTCGGCCGCCAATTTCTTGGCGAACCACTGATCCCGCTCGGCCTGTCGCTGTTCGGAGTACCAGCGATGGCCGTCCACCACGATGTCGGCGGTGGGCATCGGATCGTCCTCAGGTGTTGGCACAGCCTGCGGACGTCGTTGCGCGAGAAGGCGGGCGGCGTACGACTTGAGCGACGCGGCGTGACGCGGATCGCGCTGCACCTCATCGGCCAATTCGACCAGGAACCCCACCGGGTCGCCCTCGACGCGTTGCGCCATCGCCACGAGTCGATCACGAGCCTCCGGCGGCACCTGTTTCGCCCAGGCCAGCTCGTTCAACTCCGCGGCGCGGTCCTCCCGGGCTTTCTTGAGGATCGCTTCGTGGCGGTCGAAGGGGATCGGGCCTTTGGGCGTGTGCTCAGCAGGCGGCGGCGACGCTGTCGGGGTCGCGACCGGGGGCGCATCGTCTGGAGCGGGCGACGACTCGGCGGATGGGGACGAACCATCCGTACTCGGCGTGTCGACGTCGGGCGTGTCGGAGGCCGGTGCCTCCTCCAGCCCGACGCCAGCGGCGTCGAGAGCCTGACCCATGGTAAGCGGTCTATCGTCTGGCACTGGCCGTGAATACTACGGCTTGGCGTGCAATGTGTCCAGACACCGCCGGGTCAGGGGGCGGCGGGGGGCGGGCAGGAGGATGATCGTGGAGGGGTCGTCCTCGTCGGGGACGGCGAGTTCCAGATCGGCGCCCCAGCGCGCGATAAAGGCGATCTCGTCTAGATCGGCGTCGCAGTGACGCCAGTCGCCGACGCCGTGGCCGTCGGCGTCTTTCGGGCGGTAGCGGAGAGCCATAGGCGACTCATGGGCGTGTGGGGCGCACGGTCTTCGGGACGAGGGGGCCGCCACACGTCCGGCACCAGACCTGTCCACTCGGTTTCACGGCGACGACGGGCCGGGGGCAGCGGCACGCCTTCCCCGGCATCATGGCGTCATCTCCTGCAACGCCGATTCCGCCTGGATGCGCTTGGCGTGCTCCTGTTTATACAGGTCGACCAGGTGGTCGCGGATCGTCCAACTGGCCTCCAGGAGCGTGTGCTGCATCACCAGCCGGTCGGCGGCCTGATGGGCGACACAGGTGGGGCAGATGCCACAGGCGCCCTCGCCGAGCGTCTCGTGGAGACAGTCGTATTGGCGCAGCGCGGTGAGCAGCGCGTCGTCGGTCGTGAGCCCTGGGGGCATGGCGCCTCCCGTCTCTCGTCTTAACTCCGGCGTGCGGCGCTCCGTCGGATCGTGCAGCCGCAGCGGAGCGTGAGCGTGTCCGATCCCTGGACGTTGTCGCCGACGACGCAATCGGAGCCGTAGCCGTAGAGGGCGGTGCATTTGGGGCAGATCAGTTGCAGCCCGAGGCGTTCGATGACGTCGTTGGCGGCGGCGAGGCGGCGCATGTCCTCGACGGGGAGGTCGACCGTCTCGATGGTGGGGGTGATCATGGCGTTTACACCGGGCTGCGGTAGCCGCCGACGCCCGGCTGCCAGCCCAGGGTGAGCGTGTCGAGACGGCCGGCGTCGGGGTCGCGGGGTTCGGCCTGTCGACTGACCAGAATCTTCGCGTTTTCCAGAGTATACGCGCACGGCGTATCCCAGGAGCGCGTGACGGGGGACTGATCGGAGCCCGGCGCCGGGATGTGGTAGACGGCTTCGCGGAGGCCGCGATCCTTCATGATCTGGCGCCGTTCGGCCTCGCTGTAGACCGTCGTGGGCGTCGGGGAGCCCAGATTGTAGAGCGTCAGGCCGCCCGGGTAGGTGACGGCGGGCTGTTTCACCGCGCTGTAGGGCTGGTGCTGATGCGAGCAGAAGGGGCTCGCACCGAAGCCGTATTCGAGATGGCAGTCAGGGCAGATCGTGGTGGTCATCGCTCGGTCCCGGTGAATTGGGCGACACAGACGACGCCGATCGGCCGGTCGCGGGTGTGGCCGGCGCGCAGGACGGCGGCGCCGCCGTGGGCTTCGCATTCGGTGACGGCGGCGAGCCACTCGGCATCGGTCATCCGCGCCCGGCCGGTGGACGGGTGTTCAAACGGGGGCAGCACGCGCTGGGCGGCGACGGCGACGGCGAGGCTGAGCAGCACGACGAGGGCGACGGGGATCAGCGGTCGCGCGTGGCGCCGCGGATGAGCAAGTACAGACCCGCCGCCACCCCGACGGCCAAGACCAGTTCCCACACCTACAGGCTCCCGCCCCCGCCATCGTTGAGGGGGCCGATGCCTTCCATGCCGGCGGTGCGGCGTTCCTGGTGGGCGTCGAGCGGCTGGGCCTGTTCGACGGGGCCGGGATGCTCGGGCTGGCCGGCTGGCGGCGCCTCTTGCGGGAGCGCATCGCCTTGCGCGTCGACCGGCGGGATGAGGGCCATTTCGGCTTGCAGCGTCGCGATGTCGTCGGGCGTGATCGGCTGATTGGTGACCAGTTTCGTGGCGATGATCGCGGCCGGCGTCAGGAAGTCGGCCATCTGGATACTGACGCTGACTTTCGGCGGCGGCGGCGAGGGCGGCGTCGGCGGGACGAGCAGGCGCGAGGCGTCCTGGCCGAATTTGCGCACGAGCTGCGATTCCAGTTCGAAGCGGTTCACGGACGGGCTGTTGGCGAGCAGGTTGTACAGCTGGAGAAACTGGGCGCGGTCGGCGGCGGCATCGGTGCGCAGTTGGCTATCCGGGCGGATGCGATAGAGCATGCGGCCGGGGATCTGTTTCGGGTCGACCTGGACGAGTTCCTGAGCGCCTTGGTCGCCGAGGATGCGGACGTAGCCGGGGGCGCCGAGGCGCTGGATGAGGGCGTCGAGCTTCGCGACGCCCTTGAGGAAGCCATCAGCGAGCCGCGCTTGCTCCATCGCGAGGCGCGAGTCGGTGTTGGACTGGATCGCCTGGATTTCGGTCGCGCTGCGGCGGCCGGTCTGGCTGGCGCCGGTCTGGTTGGCGCCGATGCTGTGGCTGCGCTCGATGTCGCGTTCGATGATTTCGGCGCCGGTATAGGAGTCGCGGGCCTGGGCGGGGAGCGCGGCGGCCTTGATGGGATCGCTGTTGCTGGGCCATTCGGACGGGGCGATGGGGAACCAGTTGAAGTAGCCGTTGGCCTTGAGCGTGTCGCGCTGGGCCTCATCGATGGCGTCTTCCTTGAACATCACGGTCGGCGTCGAGGCGTCGCGATGCTTGAGGTTCTGGGCGCGATAGACCTTGAGTTCTTCGACCAGGGCGCGCGTGACGCTGCTATCGGACAGCGGGTAGACGCCATCGGCGGCATCGCGGATGGTGAGCGGGTGGATCAGGTAGCCGTGGACGCTATCGTCCGACAGGCGCCCGTCGGGATTGAGCGTCTGATAGGGGCTCGGCCGGTGCCGGACGGGTGTGTCGTGGCCGTCGATGAGGATCAGTTCATAGATGACGTCGGGATGGACCGTGTCGGCGTCGAAGCGGCTGCGGTAGTACTGGATTTCGGTGCCCGTGACCTGGGCGACGGTGCGATCGCGCGAGGCGGTGGGCTCGCGGAGGACGGCCGGGTCGTCTTTGCTGGTCGACTCAAAATCCGTCGGGAGATTGAAGGTGCGGCGGGCTTCGGCGATCGGCATCGTGAAGTCCTGGCCGATCCAGTCCCAGTCGTCGCTGACGACGCCGAGGGCGTCATGCGGGGCGAGGCCGCGTTTACACGGCAGGTAGTCCCAGAACGGGCGCTCGTAGATGGGCACCGCGATGGGCTGGTCGCCGACGCCGAGGGCTTGGAGCTCGGGGTCGTCGGCGGGGTCGAGGATTTTGGTTTCGACGCGCCAGCCGAGTTTGGTCCAGCCGATGCCGGAGATCGCGAGGATGTCGAGCAGCGCGCGCTGGACGGTGCGCAGGACGTCGACGCCTTCGGGTTTGGGGCCGAGCGCTTTGTTGAGGACGGCTTGGCGCAGCGTGATGACGTGCTGGGCCTGGGTGGCGGTCGCTAACGGCTCCTCTGGGTCCAACAGCACTTCCGGGCGGTCGTAGAACAGCAGGGCTTTCTTCTGTTCGACTTGGCGGAAGTCGACGTTCGGGTTGACGTCGTAGCGCTCTTTGGACGCGCCGAGCGTTTTCGGGTCGGGCGCATAGGCGTCGAGATTCGCCTCCCACAGCGCGTGCCAGTCTTTCTGTTTGGCGCGACTGCGGCTGATGCGCAGTTTCCACGCGCTCAACTCCTCGGCGGTGAGGGGAATGCGGGCGTCGCCGCGGCTGGGAGGCGGAGCGGCGGGCGTGGGGACGGGCGCGACGTCGAGCGGCGCGGCGGCTGGAGCGGTCGGATCGCCAGGGAGCGGCACGGTGGCCGGAACGGTAGCACGGGTGCGACCGCGTCCACACAGACGCCCGATCCGGACACCCCTGTCGGATCGGGCGCGTGTGGCCGAACACCCAACACCAATCGCGAGTCTAGCACGCAGACTTCGTGCGTCGTCGCTCGACCCACGCGCACGTCTTGGAACACGCGCGAATCTTGGTGTACTGATTGGCTCGAAACGTCACGCCGCACCCCACACACACGCGATCGACGTCATCGACCCGTGATCGGCGGCGCCACTCCGACTTGCAGTTATTGCTGCAAAACCGCGTGTCCGACCGGCGGGTGATGTCGAGATAGGGCGCCGCGCACACGACGCAGGTTTTGCGCACCGGCTGGCGGGTCGTCCACGCGGCTTTCCCGTGATCGCGGTGCCACGCGAGGCCCGCGGCGCTCGCGTGCCACGCCTTCGTCTTGGGTTGATTGCGCTTCGCCGCCGCCGATCGCACCGCTTTCAGTTCGGGCGACGCGCGCACCATGTGCTCGCGGAGATGCTCGGCCCCCGGCAAACACTGCAAATTGTCGAGGCGGTTGTTGTGGACGTTGCCATCCACATGGTGAATGTGGAACCCCGCTGGAATCGGCCCGTACGTCTTACGCCACAAGGCCCGCGCGTCGCGGTGCCGCCACGACAGGTCTGATGTCGACATACCGCAGAGACTATCAGATAATGCGCCGGGCGCCACCCTGACTCTGACTCTTTTTAATCAATGCGCCCCATGTTCCCTTGGCGTATTTAATGCTGCCGACTTGACGCTGATCGGGTGACGGACGCGCAAATAATAAGTACCTAGCGCAATCAGCTCCGTGATCATCGCCGTCGGTGTCGCAATCGTCCGGATTGGTTTTATCGCTGACGATGCCGGTCAGGCTACGCCAGGTGTAGGCCGCGTCCGGGTGAAACTGCGCCCACGGGGCGCCGTCAGGGGCGGTCGCGAACCAGGCGCGACACCGCAACCACCCGAGGTAGCGGTTATTGGACGCGGCCACCGCCGGAATGCCCACACGCCGGAGGCCTTGCACGGGCGTCTCACCGCCGGTTTTTTGCGCATCCAAATCCGGGTCGCAAAAGACCTGATAGAGCTGAATCCCTTCGCGTTCACACAGCGCCTTGAGCTGATAGGCGACGGTGCCCTCGGCCCGACTGCGGTATGAGGCGGCCGATTCGCCGCGTTCCTGCGGCGCCGCATAGAGCGGACGGCCCCGGAATTTGATATCCCAGCGGCAGTACATCCGGCCGTCTGGCAGCGCCGCCCAAATGCTCACGCACCCCGGGCGGTTGAACCCGAAATCTAAACCGCCGTAGAAACGGGTGCCCTTCGGAATCGGCCGGATCGCCTGATGCGTCGCCTCCAGGAGTTCGGGGAAAAACTGGCCTTCGCGCGCGGCCCAGTCGCCGAGGAGCATCTGGCGGCGCCGCACCTCGCCGTACTGGGCCAGCCGGCTCTCGTAGCGTTTATACGAGCCGTCGCTGTCCATGAGGTAGGGGTTGTCGTAGACGCGGGCCGGGATGTAGCGCCAGTCGGCCGGGTCGTAGGCGAGGCGGTCGTCCTCGGGCGGCGACTTGTCCAGGAAGTGGTCGATGATCCACTGCGGGGCGACGCCGCCGGGGTTGGCGGTGCCGCGCACCAAGGACGTGATGCCTTCGGTGGTCGAGCGGCCGGAGCCCATGATGTCCACGATCTGCGAGGGCAGAAACGTCTCCATCTGGTCGAAGCCGATGGCGTCCCACTCCGAGCCGAGGTATTTCTCCTCGTCGCCGGCGTCTTTGCAGTGGCCGAACTTCAAGAGCGAGCCATTGGGGTACAAACACTCGTCATCGCCGACGACGCGCGCATCGGGGTGGCCGTTGGTCATCCACTTGACTTCGCGGCGCGAGCGATCGACGTGGTAGAGCTTGAGTTCCTCGTGCAACCGCCGGAACAGGATGGCGCGATACCCGGGCACTTGCATGCAGCGGCGATGGAAGTCCCAGCGCAGGGAGTGCGATTTCATCCCGCCGCGCGCGCCCCCGTACAAGACGTACGCTTCTTCGGCGGCATGGAAGGGGATGGCGCGGGGGCCGGGGTGATAGAGCCAGCGCGTGTCGCCCGTGGGGCGGCCCTTGGCGTCGGTGGGGCGGAGCCCGAAGCCCCAGCGCTGGCGGTCCCACCAGTACTGCTCGAAGTCGGCCGGCGTCATCGGCCGCAGCCCGCCGGCACAGCACCAGTGGCGCCAGTGATCCTGGGTCCATTGCGAGGGGTGCGGCCATCTGGCCAGCCCCGGAGGCACCGGGTACCACGTTCGGCCTAACTGCAAGTCGTCCGCGCGCATCGGCCCTTAGCCTATCGCGTCACGAAAAACCGACATATTAAATCGGCCATTTGATGCGCCGGTTTTCAGCGGGGGATCGTGGTACGGGTCGCTGTCGGGCACGCTCGGCGTACTCAGCGGGTCCGATCGCCGCGTTGCGGCGTCGTCTACTCGCGGTCCGGTGTTTGTACGAACGGCGCTCATCTTCGATTCGCGGAGATCGTACGCCGGTTTGGGGTACGCCCTTCGGGATGTACCGGGTTCTGGGGTACGTCGGATCGTCAGAGACAAGCGGTGAACCGGGGAAAGAAACCCCTTCCCGGCCACTCAGGCGCGGGAGGCGTTTCTTCCCCGACTCGACCTTTTCGTCCCGAGACGAAGGGAGCCACCAGGGGGGTCGCCTGCGGGAAGCTCGCGGCGAACCGGGTCCGACTGTTCAGGCCAGCGTCGGCCTGCTCACGCGCTCGGGTCCTGCAACCACACGCGGCCAGCTCTTGAGACTCCCGGGTGTGCTGGCGCTTCGGATCAGGACCCACGCCCCGGCAGTTGTCCCGCCGACGTGGCCGAGCCCTGATTCCAGTCGACGTCCGCGTGTGCTAGGCTGGACACGCTCGCGGCCTGACACCGCGGGCTCCCTCGCACCAATCTACCGTCACGACTTGCACCGTGGCGGTAGCCCTGTCGACTCCGGGGCCGCAGCCGTTATACGCCTCCGGGGACGTCGAACGCAAGCGCCATCCACTCTATTTCGCAGAGTCGATCCCACTTGACGCTGAACGTCAACTGCGCTACCGTCTCAGCCATGCGCGACGACACCCCCCGCTCCTTCGCCCCCGTCCCGCCCCCCGATCGCCCGCGCCGGACGTACGCCGCCCCGCCGCCCGCCAGCGCGATGACCGTCCCCGCGCTCGTCGCCGCCGTCCTCGCCGCCTGTCTCACCCTCGCCATCACCTACGCCGCCTGCGCCGGGACCCCCCTCTAGGAGACACCCCATGCGTGTACACACCCTCGCCCTCGCCCTCGCGCTGCTCACCCCCACCGCCGCGTCTGCGAAGCTCATCGACCTGCACGACGGCACCATCCTCTCCACCACGCTGGGCTACGCCTTCCTCCAGGACTTCAACACCCCCCAGACCTCCGGCTACGATGCCGATGGCCTGATGTGGACCGACCAGTCCGTCGCCTGGATCGACTCCCTCAACGCCAGCGCCTACCTCGGCTACTCCGACTGGCAACTCGCCGGCTATCAGGGCTCGCGCACCTACGGCCCCACCGGCGATGGCCACTACCGCCAGATCCGCACGCTGGAGTACCTGTTGGAAGTCGAAGCCGGCCTGCCCTCCTCCGACGCCATCCCCTACGATGCCGTCTCCGGTGGCCCCAGCTTGCTCCTCCACGCCGACACCCGACGCGACCGCCTCCGCTCCCGCACCCTCGGCCCCTTCACCAACGTCCAGTCGCACTACCAAGTCTGGGACTCCAACCGCCAGTTCGAGGTCTGCCAGCCCTTCTGCAATCCCCTGTTCTACGACCTCGTCTACGACGACTACGACCAACTCGCCTGGGCCTACGCCACCGCCATGCGCCCCGTCGCCGCCCCCACGCCCACGTCGGTCCCCACCGCTGGTACGCTCCCGCTCCTCGCCCTCGGCTGCGTACTCGCCTGCGTGTACGCCAAACGCTAGACGCCTGCGTACAGGAGGACTCCTCTGTACGTACCTGGGCGACAGACGCCCAGGCGTACAGACGTCCACCGCTCCGCGTTGACCGCTTACCGCTGAGCTTACCTGCGTGTACTGCGGTCGCTGGGTGGTGGGCTGTCAGCGCTGCCGGCGCGGCTGGAGCCTCCTGGCAGTTAGTCCGCGCGTTGACGGGGGGTGCGCTGGCGCTGGTGCGCTCACGTCTCTCGGTTGCACGCTACTGCACAGCGCTGTACGCATGCGTCATCGTTGGCACGATATCGCAGCGCATAGTTAACATAATCGCCATTATCGGACAGCGATCGCAGGCGTACGCCCTAGCGTCTGAGGCGTGGGGGGCGAGGGTGCGCAGGGCGCTGGGGGGCAGGGGGGGGTGCGTCACCCGCGGTAGCGTCTAGCGGTGTACGTACACCGTTGGGGGGTGGCGCTATGTACGCGCTCCCGTGTGGAGTCTGGGTACTCAACACGTCGGCACGCTGTGTAGTCACCACCTCGGCGTTGGACGTGGGCTCGTCTGTACCGTGGTGCGTGGTGTCGTCTGATGCTGGCGTGAAGGCCGCAGGATGCGCCTGTACGCTGGGCGCTGGCGTTTGTACAGCTACGACGCTGGACGGCTGAGCGTTTACATAGGCTGGCGTGCCGGGGCTGGGCGCCAAGACGACCTGGAATCCGACAGCGACGCTGGCGCGAGCGGTATCGGGGTCGATCGCTTGGGCAGCGATCAGCCATTCCTTGCTCGGCCGATGGTCGCCCTTCAGGGCTGACACGGTACGGGCGGCGGCCCATTCCTCTAACGCGGGGAGCACGTCCGTCTGCATGACGGTTTGGGTCAGCTGCTTCATATCGGCGGCGATGAGCCCCCGATAGGCGGCGACGGTGCTCGCGGAATGGCCTAGCGTGACCGCAATGGCGTTACTGCTCATGTCGGGATGGGTCTGGAGATACCGCATGAGCACGGCCCGCTCGGCGAAGTCTAAACGCTTAGTGCGGACCTTCCCCTGACCCCCAGCGGTATCGGCTAGCGGTTCGCTGGCGTCGGACGGAGCCTCCGGCATACGGCGTTCAGCCTAGCACGGGCTCGGCTGGCGTCATGCGCCTGGCGCATACGGCGTTGCCGTGGTCCGGCTGAACAAATATGGCGGATTATGCTTGACGTGCTCTCCGTCATAGCCGTATAGTCTCTTACATGGACAGCACACACACCCCAACGCCAGCCGTCCCGGGCGCCACGCTCACCGCCGCGAATCGCATCACGCCCGCGCAAGCGCCTCGTCGTGATTGACGGGTTCAAGCGCTTCACGCTCACCCGCTAACCCGTCACCCGTCACACGCAGGAGCCCACACCCCATGACCCTCACCGAACGCCGCACCCACCTCGACCATCTGTATGCGATCGCCCTTGCCGCCGATCGCGCCTTTGGTGACGCCTTGCGCCGTGCCTATGGCAGCAAGGCGCCCGACATGCGGTACCGCTCGACCACGCAGTCACCCGCCGTACGTGCCTACGGGGACGCCTACGTGCAGGCGATCGACGCGTGGCGTGCGGCGTACCGCACGTCGCTCCATGGCCAGAACGCCGAAACACGGGCGCTCGATTCGTTTTATCGCTAACCCGTCACCCGTCACCCACAGGAGCCCACACCCCATGCGCACCAATCGCCCCGCCGATGCCCGTTCCGCGCTCGCGTTGCAGACCGTTCGCGAGACGTTCCGATCGCAGGTCGCCGACCGTGGCTACCTCTGCACGTTCAACGCGCTGCATAACCTGTGGTTTATCTCGCGTGACGGGCACCACATCGGCAGTGCCGGGACGCTGGCCGACTGCCGCGCCACGATCGATTTGTTGGGGTGACGCGCACCCGTCACCCGTCACCCGTCACCCGTCACCCGCAGGAGTACACCCCATGACGATCCACCTCGACCGCCCCGATCCCCTGTTCGCGTCACTCGTCTCCGCGGCCTTCCCGAGCTACCGCGGCAAGATGTTCAAGCTGCGCACCATGACCCCGGGCGCCGATGGGATCTGCCGGGAGAACCTCGCCGGCAGTTGGAGCGGCGGCAGCCGCGACACGTACGCGATCGTACGCCTCGCCGATCGCGCCCATGTCGCCATTCCCGCACAGTCCGCGTTCGACGCGCCGATCGCGGGCGTCACCGCGGCGCCCATTCCGCCCGGTTGTGTCGTCGTCAAGCACACGATTTTCTGCGGGAAGGATCTGGGGATCACCGTCCTGGTCGCCCCCAGCGACGTCAACGGGTTCGCCCTCCCAGCGGCCGTCGAACTGACCCCGACGGAAGCGGCGGTCTTGGACATTACCGGAAGCCTCAAGTCCTTCGCACGGGACGACGAACGCCAGCGACGCGGCATCGCGCGCGCGGACTACGAGGCGGCCAAGGAGGCGTTGATCACGCGCGGCCTGCTGAATAAGGCCGGCGCGATCACCCCCGCGGGCCGCAATGCACGCCCGAGCCGCTACTAGCCGGCTGTCGAGTCGTCAGCGCCCACGACGCCGATCGTGGGCGCGCGCGACCACACACCCGACTTGAAGGAGCACACCCCATGGTCACGATCCACCGCTGCCTCTGCCACGATCGCCTGTACACCCGCTGCCAGACCTGCACGCACCAGTACTGCGCGACGTACTGGACCGGCTGCCCCCGGTGCGGATTCGCGCGACGACTCGACACGACGTCCGATCGCGCCCCCGTCTACCAGCTGCCCGGCGATCGCGCGTCGTGGCCCGATGCGCTGGCCGTCGCGCGTGAGACGTGTGCCGGCTGTGGCGAACCCTGGCCGTGTAGCGATCGCGGGCGCACCGATATCAGCGGCCGGGAACGCGCCAAGCATCACCTGTGAGCGGTACCACGCGCGCCCGGTACGCGGGACCAGGCGCGCGCCCGGTACGCCGTACCACGCGCGCGAGAAAACGCCTGCACTATCCACTTGACACGCTGTATCGCATTGCCGTTAGGATCACAGCACACCAAAACGCGCGACACACCCGGAAGGCACCCCATGCGCACCACACCCGACACGTTGCCCGACACCGCCGCCCCGCTGTCCACCGCTGCCCTCAAGCGCGAGATCCGCACGCTCTGGTACGCACTGGAAACGTTGATGCACGACGCCGCGACGGGCGACGGACCCGACGACCACCAGCTCGCCCGCTGGGCGCCCGGCCAGCGCGACATGGAACACCTGATCGACGATCTCAAGAGCGACAGCCGGCGTCACCGCCGCGCGCCGGGCGCCCCGTACGCGTCCGACTGGCGCCTCACGCATGAGGAAGACTCGCGCCTGATGATCCTACGCTTCGTCGCGCGTGCCACGCCGGGCCGCTGGGCGCCCTCGGCCGACTGGACCCGCTGGGGCGCCTACGGCGACGCGATCGGCGCCGTCCTGGGCGACCGCCGCCCCGCCCCGTGGATCGCCCGTGTCGCCCGTGTCGACGCCGCCCCACGCTTCGCCGGTGACGGGCGATGATCTGCCTCTTTCTCGACCCGCTCGGCGCCCCCGGCTATCGCTTCCGCGCCTCGGTGACGCTGTTCGGCCACCGCTTCACCGTCCGACACTAACCCGACCGTTTACACACAGGACACCCACCATGCGCGCACCCCTCACGAGCTATACCGTGCAAATCTGGTTTGGGAACGTCTGCCACACCACGATCGCGGATCTGTCGATTGACGCCGCCCGATACCTCGGGCATGTCCATTCGCTGCTCGGTGACACCGTGCGACTCCTGGCGGATGGCCACGACTACACCGAAGTGTGGCGCCCGACCGGCGAGATCCACACCGGCCCGATCGCCCACACGACACACGTCAGCGGGGCCACATGACCGCCTCCCGTTGCCCCCGCTGCGGCCGCGAGTGTCACCCGTGGCCGCTCCGACGCCCGCCGACGTGCGCGCCGGCCTCTTGGCTCTACTGCATTCGCTCCGAAGGCACGTCATGACGATCACCCCCACCGCCGCCGCCCTCGCCGACCAGACCGCCGACGCCTACTCGTTTGACAACTACGGCCCGATCGCCTGGCGCGCGTGCGCCCGGCTGTTGCTCCGACGCGGCTACAGCGCGCGTGAGGCCGAAGCCATCCTGCGCTCCAAATGGATGCGCTGGGCGGCCGATGGCGCGTCGTGGCGCCCGTCGTGGCGCTATGGCAAAACCACGTCGATCGACCTCGCGCGCTTTCTCGATGCCATGCCGGATCAGGCACGTCGCGCCGACGTCGCGCAAATCACCCGCGAAACCTTTGAGGTATCCCCATGACCCCCGATCAGATCCGCGCCGTGCGCGCGCTACTCCGCGAGAACACCACCGCCTTCGGCACGCGCCTCGCGGTGTCGAAGCGCACGATTGAGGAATACGAGCAGGGCCGGCGCCGCCCGCGTGGGCTGGCGCTGAGACTCCTGGAACGTTTACACAACCAGCACGCCAGCCCTGACCCGACGTACCGCGACTACTAACCAGACACCACTGGAGACACCCACATGATCGCCCTCGCTGCCGCCGCCATCACCGCCGTCCTGACCTGTCCCACCCCGAACCCGGGCGCCGGGTTCGTCTGCCAGAACGGCCAATGGCTGCCGCCGAATCACCCCTTGGTGACGTCGGCCCCGCCGCCGTCCGCACTGCCGCCCCAGCCGCCAGACATGCCGCCCTATGGCCAGCGCTTCCGTGTCGGGCGCCGCTACCAGCGCGGGACGACGGACGTGAGCATCATCGGCACCGCGCAACTGCCGGACGGCGTGGCGGTGCTCGTCGCGCTGTGCCTGCAGGACGGCGACGGCTGCTATGGGCCGGGGTACGTGCGGCTGTTCCTGTACGAGGCCGCCGCGTCCGATTGGCGCGACGTGACGGAGCCGTGAGCCATGGCGCGTAAACGCCGCTACTGTCCGTCGTGTGACGCGCTGGTCAATGGCCGCACCGGGCGCGTGGACTGCCGGCTGTGCGGCGCCGACACGCACCCGTGGCCAGACGACGCGCCCGATCCGTCGCCGCCGCCCATTGACACCCAACGGAGTAACCCGACATGACACCCACGATCACCGTCACGCTGCACGATGCGCCCACTACGCCGCTCAATCTGCAATTCGGCGTGATCTACGCGCCGCGTACGCCGTCGCCCGTCTTTGCCGGCTATGCGGCGCGCGAAGTCGAGCCCGACGTGTGGACTGTGACCGGCTATCAGCCCGACGGCGCCCCCGTCGAACTCTGCCGCGGCGCCTTGGTGCAGGCGTACCACCGACTCACCACCGCGCTCGGCATGTAGACTTGACACCACACGTCAACCGGAGTAGAACATGTGTATCGTGCTGAGCCCCGATGCCGACTGGAATGATGCCCTCGACCCGTACGCGCCGCCAAGCGCGCGCGACCGCCACGCCCTCGACGCCGAGCGCGACCAGGCCGCCCAGGACGCCAGTGAGGATGCCCAGGCGCGCGACTGGCACGCCGCCCTGTCGGCGCCCGACGCGCCAACCGTGCTGTTTACACCGCTGCGCCTGCGCGTCCTGACGGCGTGGCTCCAGCAAGCGCTCGCGGTCGCCGCCGGGGACGCCTGCGGCATCGGCCGGCTGGGCATGGGGACGCGGCGATGACCGCGCAGGAGCGGACCGCCCTGGAGGCGAAAATGAGTAATCACAGAAACGACCACGGCCCGTTTTGCACATGGGCTTATAACGGCCCGAGCAAGCGTGCTCGCGGGTTCTGGCACAGCAACGGCTCGACGCCAGACAAACAGGTTTGGGCCTACGCGCTGCGTTCCAAGTGCGGCACGTTCTGGGAAACGTCGCGCGCTAAGGGTGGGTTCCCGGACGAGTCCACGGCGATCAGGGCGGCCAATGCGGCACTGGCGGATCGCCGCATCCAGTTGTGGAACGACTCCGAGCCGAGGACGCCGTGACCGTCAAGGGCAGCCACGATCCGTTTGACGATCTAATCGCTGATGGTGGGCTTCCAGAGGCGCACGCGATGACCCCCGCCGCGCTCCCGTCCGGTGGGGCGACGTGTGGTGCGCTCATGCCACCGGAGACGTGCGACTTAGCGACGGGGCACACCGGCTGTCACCAAACGGCCAACGGGATGCTCGGCTGGCCCAACTATGCCGACCCCGACCTGAGCGCGGCGCAGTTGGCCTGCCCGCACGGCTCCGTGAGCGCCGCTGATTGCGGCTTGTGTGAGGACGTTGGCCTCTGGCCACCGCAGGAGCCGTCCGGTGGGGCGGAAGGCTGGCGGCCGATTGAAACGGCGCCCACCCCCAGCGCAGACCAAGCGGAGTCGGTAGACGTGGAGGCGCTGGCGCGGGAGACAGCCGAGAAGCTCACCGATCACCAACCATCGTATCGGCGCGAGCCGCAGGTCTACGAGATCATCCTCGCCGCCCTCCGCCGTGTGCAGCCCCAGCCGTCCGGTGGGGCGGAAGGGCCGACTCGCGAGTGCCATCACTGTAACGAACAGCCACCAAGCACGCCATGCTGGTGGTGCGGGCAGCCCGGCACAGCGGAGCCGACGCCGTGAAACCCGAGACGCGCGCCGCCAAGCGCGGCCTGACGGCGCGCATCCGGCACTATCTGGCCGACGTCCCCGAGGGCTATGCGCTCACCGGGCGCACCGTCGCTGAGGTGTTCAACGTCAGTCACGCCATGGCCGGCATGACCCTCTGGCAGATGGCCAAGGCTGGCGACCTGACGCGCAGCGTCCCGCTGGGCACCTACCGCAAACCCGTCACCACCGGCCGGCACGCCGACGACTACGGCGCCGGGCTGGCCGAGGAACGCCGGCAGAAAAAGGAGCCGGTATAACCATGTCGCAACAGGTCCGACTGGCGCCCACGTCCCTCGATGCCGTCTACGTGCGAAACGGCTACATCACCGTGCAAACAGCCGACGTCGGCGAAGGGGTCATCGCCCCCGGCCACCACCCCGCGTGGGTCGAAGGCGCCTCGATCGTGTTCTGCCCGCCCGAGGACGGCGTCGTCCAAGTCCACTACGCGAACACGACCGGGCCGTTTACACCGACCGTCCCGGCCGGCAACACCCTGACCGCGAGCGCCGGACAGGTCGCCGTCCATCGGACTGACCCGAGGCGCGTGGAAACGTCGTGGAGTGACCCGCTCGACGGCGAAACCGACCCCGTCCTGAGCGCCGATGGCCGGTGGCTCGCCACCCTCGTGCCCGATCTGCCGCCCGGGCTCGCCACGCTGCGCCTCCGCGATACCCGCGACCTGGGCGTGGCCTGGCACCTCCGCGTCGGCGCCATCACGCGCCCGCGGTTCTCCCACGTCGGCACGACGCTGGTGTGGGAGGATGCCGGGCACGTCTGGGGCATCCGCGACGTCGCCAATACCACCTCCCAGGTCGTGCGCCTGTCGCGCGACGGCGACCCGTGGTACCACCCGGTGCCGTGTTGGTGCCCGGAGCGCGAGGAGCTGTTCCTGCTCGTCGTCCAGCCGCGCGGGGGCAGCACGGGCGTGCTGGTGCTGGCCGAATGGAATAGCTGCGTCACCCAGGCGCCGGTCGGCTACGTCTCCGCCCCGAGCGGGGGCAGCGGCTATGACCACGACATCGCGCCCGATGGGATCAACGCCACGGTGGCCTACCTCTCGCCCGACGGCACCCTGCTACGCGCCCGGATCGGCCTCGATCAGCCGCGTACCGCCATCCCGCACCCGGAAACGCCAGAAATCCCGATCCCGCCGATTGAGCCGCCCATCGAGCCGCCGATCGAGCCCCCTGTGGAACCGCCCACGCCCGGAGACGACATGACCGCCACCGACATTCGACGCTACATCGGAGAGTTAGAGGACACGCCGCTGTTTGGGGCGATGCAACGGTTTCACACCGAAGTGCTCCCGCGCGATCGTCCCATGGACGGGGCCATTAAGTCCGAAGCGTGGACGACGGGCGATCCCGACTTCTGGTGCGGGGACGTGTTCACCGGCGGGGCCAATGCCTACCTGATGCGCGCGATGATCAGTGAGTACCTGATTGCCCGGGACAGGGGCCGCACGCCAGAACAGGCGCTCGGCGACGGCTACGACGCCGCCAAGCGGTCGTACGACAAAGCGGTCGGCAACCCGCCGTCGCCCAACCCGTTTACCGGCCCCGTGACGAGCGAGGGCCGCGATTTTGTGGTGCCGGAGTGAGTTACACCACGGAGGATTTTGGTGAAAGTCTGT